ATACTAATATTATAAAATAATATTAATACTAATATATATCAAAACAAAGAAACCAAAAACTAAGAACAAACCCCCCCTCCCCCCTTAGAAAAACCTCTAAGGGAGTTACCTGACAACTAGAGGGATGTCTCCCTGCAGGAAAGAACCAGAAAAAAGAAAGAAAAGATTGTGTATATCTTATACCACATTAGTACGATATATGCCGCAAAACTCATATTTGAGTTAGCCAGTTTTGAAGTCGACATTTTAACATATTTTTTATCATTTGTCAAGAATTATTTTAATAAAAATTAAAAAAATAAAAATATTTTTAAAAAAGAGTAAAAAACTATTGACAAATGAAATTATTTGTGTTATAATATCGTTTTATTTAATAGTAAAAGGAATACTATGCCAGGGTCGTATAGATACGTAAAAGCCCCAAGAAAAAACTCTGTAACAGAATCAGGTTGGTGGTCCAATAAGAAAAAGAATGAAGCTATAGCTGTATATCTAGCTACAGGATCAGTTATATTGACAGCAGAACAAATAAATGTTCCTCTAAAAACATTACAGAAATGGAAAGCAGCTACTTGGTGGAAAGATAAAATAGATGAAATCCAAAAAGAGGATTATGATAGATTAGATGGTAAAATGTCTAAAGTTATAGACAAAGCTTTAGATGAAGTTATGGATAGACTCAATAATGGTGAATATATTTATGATGTTCACACAGGAAAAACTAAAAGAACTCCTGCTAAAATGAGAGAAATAAATACTGTATTTAATAATCTAATAGATAAAAGACAACTAATAAGAAAACAACCAACTAAAATTATAGAACAACAAACAACAGCAGCACAACTACAGAATCTAGCTGAACAATTCACTAAATTTGTTAAAGGTAAATTAAATGAAGAAAATGTAGATGACTTAGTTAAGGATTGTATTGAAGGTGAGAATGTAGTTCAATTAGAGGATGGTTCATGGGGAATAAAGGAATGATTGAAGAATTAATTGCAAAGATTTTTTGTACAAGAAACTGTGCTCATTTACAACATTGGCAAACAGATTCTTATGCAGAGCATCAAGCTTTAGGAGATTTTTATAATACTATAATTGATCTTCTTGATAATTTTGTAGAAGTCTATCAAGGTAATTATGAAAAGATTGATGATATAAAATATGTAGATAATGATTGTAGTACTATTCTAAAACAACTTGAAAATGATATTAAATGGATAGAGAAAAATTATGAACAATTAAGTTGTTCAATTACACCTTTAAAAAATATTCTTGATGAAATCCTTGCTTGTTATTTAAAAACTGTATATAAATTGAGGTTCTTAAACTAATGAAAGTTTGTCAATTCTGTAATAAGGATTTTGAACCAAAAGTTAATGCTCAAAAATACTGTAATAAAATATGTAAAACAAAAAATAACCAAGTTAATGGTTCTATGTCAAAAAAGAAACAATATGAAAGAATTTCTGGTAATTGGTTAAAATACTGTGCAAGATTAGCTTCTTTTCATAATAGAAAAATAGATGGTCTAAACAAAAATGATCTATTAGAAATATTAGAAAATCAAAAGTATAAATGTGCTTTATCTGGTGTATCATTAACATGTTTACTAGGAAATGGTGATATAAAAACCAATGCTTCAGTAGATCGTATAGATGCTGGAGGACCTTATATAAAAGAGAATATACAGATGGTTTGTGTAGTTTTAAATAAATTCAGGGTTAATACTTCTATTGAAGAGTTTCTTTGGTGGTGTAAAACTGTAACCAATTATCAAGAAAGAAAAATATCATGCCATATATGAAAACTGTAAATGGAAAATCGGTGCGAGATTATGGTCGAGAAGAAGCTCTCTATGAAAAGAAACATCCTGAACGAGATAAAGCTAGAGTTGCTAGGAATAAAGCTAGAGCAATGGTAGCAAAGAAAAAAGGTGTAAAAGCAACATCAATTAAAGGTGATGTTGGTCATAAAAAAGCTATAAGTAAAGGTGGTAAATCTACACTTAGTAATCTTTTTGTTCAATCACCAGGATCTAATAGATCCTTTAGTAGAAATAAAAATGGAAGTATGAAGTCAGAAAAGAGTAAGCGTGAGTGTTAGCCGTCCTGTATGGCCTAAACTAACCAAAGAAATCATTGAAGGTTTTGCTTCTTCCTGTTTAACTCCATTCTTTGATGAAGCTTCTCCTTTTGCAGAATTTCATAGAGAATTATGGGAATTATGTTGTTCTAATGATAAATTTGTAGCTATATGTGCACCACGAGCACATGCTAAATCTACTATAATAACAATAGTATATACATTAGCTGCTATATTATTTAGACAACGACATTATGTAGTTATTGTAGCTGATACTGAAACACAAGCAGCTTTATTCGTAGGACAGATAAAACAAATATTATATGAATCAAAAGAAATTCATAACTTATTTGGTTTAAAAACAAATGAAAAAGGTGCTGTTTTTGAAAAAGATACTGAAACAGATATAATAGTTCAGTTTCAAGATATGACTAAGTTTAGAATAGTTGCTAAAGGAGCAGAACAAAAACTCAGAGGGATGCTTTGGGATGGTCAGAGACCAGATTTAATTGTTATTGATGACTTATTAAACGAAGAATTAGTTGCTAATAAAGATAGAAGAGAAAAATTAAAACGCTGGTTCTATGGTTCTTTAGTACCATTAAGATCAAGAGATGGAATAATAAGATTTGTAGGGACGCCTATGAATTTGGATGATCCATTAGAATCTTTAATGCCAAGAGAAGGATCAAAGAGAACAATAATAGAAGATTTAAAAATATATTCTCACTATAAAATAGGTATGTGGAAATCTGTTAAATACAGAGCACATGATGCCAAGATAGAAAAACTATTATGGCCAGAAAGAAATGATAGAAACTATTTTATAGAACTAAAACAAGAATATTTAGAACGTGGAATACCTGAAGTTTATTCTTGTGAATTTTTATGTAATCCTGTTGATGATTCTATTAGATATTTTAAAAGAACTGATTTTATTAGTATGTCTGATGAAGATAGAAAGAAGAATAAAACTTACTATATAACAGCAGACTTAGCTATATCTGAAAAAGAAAGAGCTGATTATACAGCTATAGTAGTAGGTGGTATGGATCAAGATGGACAATTACATATTGTTCAATGTATAAGAGAAAGATTACCTGCTGATGAAATTGTATCTACTTTATTAGCTTTAAATAAAATATATAAACCTATAGTTATAGGTATAGAAGATACACAAATTACAAAAGCTATTGGACCTTATCTAAGAAGAGCAATGATGGAATCAGATACCTATTTGAATATATCCTTATTAAAACCTCATAGACAAGATAAGATACAAAGAGCAAGATCAATACAAGCTCGTATGAGAGCAGGTATGGTTAAATTTGATAAAGTTGGTGAATGGTGGCCAGATTTTGAAGATGAATGTTTAACTTTTCCTAGAGCAAGACATGATGATATGGTTGATGCTCTGTCTTATCAAGGTATCCTAATTGATTTAATGTCAGAAGGTTTATCTAAAGAAGAAATAGATGAAGAGGAATATGAACAAGAAAAAGAAGCTGCTGGATATAATAATATAGGAAAAGATGAAATCACTGGTTATTAGGATAATAAATAAAGATGCATAAAATAAAAACAAAATTAAAATTAGAAACTATATTTAAAAATGCTAATAATATAGCTACAGAATTAAGTGATGATGATCTTATTTCTATTGGTAATTGTGTTGTTGATGGTTATGAAATTGATCTAGCTACTAGAGAACCTTGGGAAAAAGATCTAAAGTTATGGACTGAATTATCTCTACAAATAACTGGAGAAAAAACATATCCTTGGCCTGATGCTGCTAATATTAAATATCCTTTACTATCAACAGCAGCTATGCAATTCGCTGCTAGAGCATATCCAACATTAATACCTAGTAATGGTGCTATAGTTAAATGTAGAGTAAATGGATATGATCCAACAGGTGAAAAACAACAAAGAGCTGAACGTGTATCAAAACACATGTCTTACCAAGTTTTATCTGAAATAAAAGATTGGGAAGAGCATATGGATAAACTACTTATTTGTTTACCTATTGCTGGTACATGTTTTAAGAAATCTTTTTGGGATAGTAAAAAACAAAAAAATAATTCTATTCTTGTTTTACCTAAAGCACTAGTTGTTAACTATTTTGCTACTTCATTAGAATCAGCAGAAAGAATTACAGAAGTTTTAACACAATCAAAAAGAAAAGTAAAAGAATTACAAAACTTAAAAATTTATTTAGATGTTGATTTAGGTACTCCAGTAACTGTAGATAAATCTTCAACTGAATCTATTACACAAGCTTTTCAATTATCTTTATCTAGTGATGACGAAACTACACCTTATACAATACTAGAACAACACACATATTTAGATTTAGATAATGATGATTATGCTGAACCTTATATTGTTACTGTAGATTTAGATAGTAGAAAAGTATTAAGAATAGTACCAAGATTTAATGAAGAAGATGTTCTTGTAGATGAAAAATCAAAAGTTGCTTATATAGAACCTAAACATTTTTATACTAAGTATTCTTTTATTCCTAATCCTGATGGTGGTTTTTATGATATAGGTTTTGGTAGATTATTAGGTCCTATTAATAAAGCATCAAATACAATTATTAACCAATTAGTTGATGCTGGTTCCTTATCAAATCTACAATCTGGTTTTATTGGTAGAGGTTTAAGAATTAAAATGGGAGAAACTAGATTTACTCCTGGTGAATGGAAAGCATGTAATGCTACTGGAGATGATATTAAGAAACAAATCTTCCCATTACCAGTAAGAGAACCTAGTGATGTTTTATTTAAATTACTTGATCTATTATTAAAATCAGGAAAAGAATTAGCTTCTGTAGCTGAAATCTTTGTTGGTAAAATGCCAGGACAAAATACTCCTGCTACAACAACAATGGCTACTATAGAACAAGGTATGAAAGTATTTACTTCTGTTTATAAACGTGTTTATAGAGCTTTAGCAGAAGAGTTTAAAAAGTTGTATAAATTAAATAAAGAATATTTACAACAAGAAGAATATATTTCTGTATTAGATATGCAGATCTCACAAGAGGATTATAAAGGACCAGAAGATGATATTTATCCAGGTGCTGATCCAACAGCAGTTTCTTCACAAGAGAAACAAGCTAAAGTACAAGCTGTAATGCAATTATTACAATTAGGTACTATTAATCCAATGGAAGCTACTATAAGATATTTAGATGCTTTTGAAATACCTAATCCAGAAAAATTAATTATGCAACAACAGCAAAAAGAAGATCCAAAGTTAACAGCTATAAAAGCTAAAGCACAAGTAGATCAACAAAAAGCACAAATAGATATGCAACAAGCACAACATAAGATGCAATTAGAAAGAGCATCTAAAGAACAAGAGATGCAATTAAAAGCAGCACAAGTTCAACAAGAATTAGAAGCAAAACAAGTACAAGCTATTCTTGATGCACAATTAGCACAGAAAACACATGCTATGAAGTTACAACAAGAACAACAAAGTACACAGATGAAGTTAGCTACACAGCAAGCACAAACAGCACAAAACTTACAAATGCAACAAGCTACTCATCAACAAAGTATACAACATACACAAGAGATGAATAAACAACAACAGAAACAACTTCCAAAGGGAACAACTAAGAAATGACAATTAAAATTAAAGTAGAAGTAACTATTAAAGATAAAACAGTTGAATTAACTTTTGATGAAGCAAAAGCATTATATTTTCAACTTAAACCAATTTGTGAAAATGTAGCACAAAAAACAATGCAAGATTTGATTGATGAATATAAACGTAATAGTCCGTGGATATCACGTAAATCTATTTTACCTCCCTATGTATTACGTTATATAGCTGGTGATCAGGTACAATAATATGATATCAGTTAGTGATTTTTTAAATTGGAAATCTGATCCAGTAACAAAGGCTTTTTTCCAAGCTGCTCAAGAAAGAGTAGAAGAATGTAAAGATGTATTATCAACAAGTGCAGGTAATGATACATTACAAGATAGGTTTTTAGTTGGTATGATTCATGCATACCGTGAATTACAAGAATTTCGTGTAGAGGATTTTGATTAATATATGGCTATTAAATTATTATTACATCAATTATTAATTAAACCAGATATAAAGGAAAGTGTATCTCCTGGTGGTATAGTTATTCCAGAACCAGTTTTGGAGAGAGAACGTAAAGCTGTAGAATATGGTACAGTATTACAGGTAGGACCAACTGCTTTTACAGATTATGGTAGAGATAATACTATAGTAAAAATTGGTGATAGAGTATGTATAAAGAGATATGCAGGTAAAGAAGTATTAGATAGTGATGAACAAGAATATATCTTAATTAATGATATTGATGTTCTTTGTATTATAGAATAAGGATTAATAATGGATGAGAATGAAGTAGTTGTAGAAACTAATGTTGAGCAAGGTTTTGAAGAACAAGCTCGTGAACAAGGTTGGAAACCTAAAGAAGAATATCAAGGGGATCCAAGTAAATGGCGATCAGCTAAAGAGTTTGTAGATCGTGGAGAATTATTCACTAAGATAGATTCTCTTGGTAGAGAATTAAAAGATACCAAAAAAGCTTTAGCGATGTTACAAGAACATCATACTAAAGTAAAAGAAACTGAGTATAAAAAAGCTTTAGAAGAATTAAAAAATCTACAAAAGAAACATTTAGAAGAAGGTAATTCAGATGGTTATTTAGAAACAACTGAGTTATTAACTGATCTAAAAGCTGAACAAAAAGCTAGAGAGGTTTATGAAAAAACTGTACCACAACAACCACAAATAGATCCACGATTTGCTACATGGTTGGATAATAATAAATGGTATCAGCGTGATGAAGAAATGCGTCAATTAGCAGATACTATAGGTACAGGCTATGCAAAAATGCATCCAAATATTGATCCAGAAGAAGTTTTACAATATGTTACAAATAAAGTTAAAGCTATCTATAAAGATAAACTAGAAAATCCTAATAGAACAAAACCTAACTTAGTTGGTACTTCTGATTCTGCTTCAGGAAGTAAAACAACAGGTTTTCAATTAACGGAAGATGAGAAACGAGTAATGAATACCTTTATTCGTCAAGGTATCATGACAAAAGAAGATTATATTAAAGAGATAAAAGCAACTAAAGGAGTAGTCTAAGATGACAATAAAAGAAACAAATAAACGAGTAGTTCGTAAACCACTACATCAACGGGGACCATTAAGTGTGAATGGGGAGAAAGATCCTGGATTTCACTATCGTTTTGTAAACGATGTTGGTAGCCGAGTGTATAATTACCAACAAGCTGGTTATGAGCTTGTCTCCGAAGGTAATATTACAGTTGGAGATTCTCGGGTTTCTGATGTGTCCGATCTTGGTTCAGTTCGTCGTGTTGTAAGTAACGATGGAACTCCTTCAGTTTTAATGCGTATACCTAATAAACTTTTTGAAGAAGATCAAAAAGTAAAAGCAGATCAAATTGATGAACAAGAGAAGGCTATGAAACAACAAGCAAAAGCCGATTCAGATTATGGAAAACTATCTATCGGAAAATAATAATTTTATGGAGATTTTATGGCAAATACTTCTCGAATTAATGGGTTTAAACCTGTTAAACATTTAAATGGTAGTCCTTATAATGGACAAGCCAATATTTATGAAGTTCCTGCTGGTGAAACTGTCCCTGTATTCGTTGGGGATTTAGTTAAACTTTCAGATTCAGCAGCTACTTCTTATTATCCTGCAGTTGAAGCAGTTGTAGGTGCATCAGCACAAATTTCTGCTGGTCCTATTCTTGGTGCTGTAGTAGGTATTATCAATTCTAAATTTGATCCTGTTGGTGGTACTATGTCAAGTGGTTCAGTTAGTTTAGATACACCTGTATATCGTCCAGCATCAACTAAACAATTTGTTCTAGTTGCTGATTCAGATGATCTTATTTTTGAAGCTGAAGCAGATGCTTCTGTAGCTCTTGCTTCTATTGGTCTTAACGTAGGTGTTGGTGCATCAGCTCATACCAACCCATTACTAACTGGTGCATCACCAATGTATGTTTATTCAACTACAGCACCAGATACTACGTCAACTCGACCATTACAAATTGTTGGTGTTGTTAATCGTCCTGATAATGAAACAGCATCAGCTTATAACAAAGTTTTAGTTCGCATTAACGTCCATACTTATGGTAGCGTTGGTGTAGCCGGCGTTTAATCGTAAAGGAGATAAATTATGTCTGGTGTTATTACTTCTAGCTCCTTTTCAAAGTTACTTTGGCCTGGATTAAATGCCATTTATGGCAAAGCTTATAATGATTATCCTGTAGAATGGGATAAACTGTTTGAAAAGAATACTTCTGATAAAGCATATGAAGAAGATGTTGGATTAAGCCCATTAGGTTTAGCTCAAGTTAAATCTGAAGGTGCTTCAATCACTTATGATACAGAACGTCAAGGTTTCACATCACGATACAATCATGTTGTGTATGGTCTTGGTTTTATTATCACTCGTGAAATCTATGAAGATGAT